TTTGTGACATCTTCTAATCTTTTATTATATTCATCTATAATTTTTGGATTTATTTCGAACTTTGGATTATTAGGATTTTGAACTGATAATTTTACAAAATTATTTTTCATATCAAACTCATTTATATCTATTTCATCCATTCCATATTCACCATCAGCTAAATCAATTGTCATCACATAATGATGTGTTAATTCATAAGCCTCATTTGCTGGTTTTCTAGAACCGAATAATTGCCAATTAATAACACCTTTACTAATGCCTTCATCTAAAACAGAATCCCAACTATTTATAAGAGGAAGTGAATCCCAAGTTTCCGCCAATTTTGTTATCATTTTATCACGAATTAAGGTCTGCATTGTGTGATCAACTTGTAATCCAATTAACATATGAATTCCATCTTTTGTTAATGAACCATCTTCTAATCTATTTACGTTTGGTTTTTCAAAAATAAACACATCAAATGGCTTATTTGGTTCTACTATATAACATTCCTTAAGTACTTCGGCATACTCACATATCATATCTGAAACATGTTCTCTCGTATGTTGCTTGGTACATACGTCATAATTATATCTAAAATCAAAATCTACCACCATTGCTAAACCATTTTGTTTTTCAGTTAAGTATTCCTTGCCTTTTTCCACAAAAATACGTTCATAATATAGCTTATGAAATGTAGCTAAGGATTCTCTTGGAACTATATATGCGCCTCCATATATATTCAAATCTTTATGACCAATTCTTGTATGTGTAATAATATTTGTAGTGCGATCTTTGTCATTCTTAGCACTATGCTTTGCTAAAAATTCGTTTAGATCTTTAAATTGTGACGATTGAGTCATTAAGAATGTCATTGTTGTTATAATATAACAATATTTTTCTATTTCATTTTTTTTAAAATTTAAATTTATATATGTATTTTTTCAAATATTAACTTAAATAAATTTATTTAAATCATATTTTAAATAGATTTAAAAACTAACACTGTAAATTAGTAAGAAAATGACTACATTTGTTTCAAAAGAAACTGTTACTAGATTATTAAAAGATGTTAAGCAAATTTTAAAGTTTCCGCTTACTGAAAATGGTATTTATTATGTTCATGATGATGCTGATATGATGAAAGGTTATGCGCTTATTATTGGACCATCCGACACTCCTTATTTTGGAGGTAATTATTTTTTTGAATTAAATTATCCTCATGATTATCCTCACAGTCCACCAAAAGTTAAATATTGCACTAATGGTAATAATATACGTTTTAATCCTAATTTATATGCTTGTGGAAAAGTTTGTATTTCGCTTTTAAATACATGGCGTGGCGAACAATGGACTTCATGTCAAACTATTTCCACAGTTCTTCTTACATTATGTAGTTTACTTTGTTGTGATCCATTATTAAATGAACCAGGAGTTGAGAAAAAACATAATGATATGATGAATTATACTGAAATTATAAATTTTTCTAATATTAATATTGCTATATGTGATATTATTGAAAAAAAAGAAGGCGTGTTTTTACCTTTTTTTGAAAATTTTTATCCATTTGTTAAAGAAAATTTTATTCAAAATTATTATAAGTTACTTCAAATCGCTAATACCAAAAATGATGAATTTAAAAATCAACCAGTTAATTTTAAAACTGGTTATTATAGTATGAATGTAACTGTAGATTATAATAAACTTATTAAACGATTAGAATCTTATAAAGAAACATTCCAAATTATGTAATTTTTATATTTTATTTATTTTAAAGAAAATTGAAATAAATAAATAATTTTAAAGTATAATATATATATCAAATGCACTTCTGTTCTAACTGTTCAAATATGTATTATATTCGCATTAATAGCGATAATCCTAATAAACTCGTATATTATTGCCGTAAATGTGGAAATGAGGATTTAACATTAGCTACAAATAATGTTTGTGTATCAAAAACACAAATTAAAAAAACAGAACAAACATTTAGTCATATTATTAATAAATTTACTAAATTTGATCCTACTTTACCTCGCATTAATACTGTTTTATGTCCTGATTCCGATTGCCCTACTAATAAAGATGCCGTACCTAGAGAAATTATTTATATTAGATATGATGATACTAATATGAAGTATATTTATTTATGTTCTGAGTGTGATACCGTTTGGCAAACTAATGATGTTGCATAATATAATTAGGGACAAGTTATTTGCTGTTGAATATTTTCTGGCTCAATATTCCCTACTATTAATCTAAAATTTAATAAAGATCTTTCTTTTAATTCTTCATTTAGTTCTATTACAAATGTTATTGGAATTGTTGGATAAGTTTTGTAAAATTCACTTACGGTTTCAGGTATATTTTCATGTGGTATTCCTTCAGAATATTTTTTACTTATAAAATATATAAAATCAGGATTTTCATTTTCATCCATGAATGGGTATAAATTAAATTTTTTCATAAAATTTTCTGCGATATTTGGGTTTATCACATAAGCATCTATTTTTTTTATTGGTTCACTATTAATATTAATTAAACCGGTTAAAATAAAGGCTGTATATGTCAACAATAAATTATATCTTTTTCTTTGAAAGTCAGGATGAGTAAAAAAACGAATTTCTATATTGTCTCCATTTTTTAATAATTGAACGCTAGATATACAATTGTCTCTATAATATAAACAAATTAAAACACTCTTTATTATAGAAGACTTTCTAGAATAAACGCTTAATTCTCCTGTCATGTCTGACATCATTCCAACCCGTATTTCTAATTCAGGACATTTAGCATGTAGTAATTCATTTAACATTGCTAATAAACTTGATATACCAGTTATATCAAATAAAGTTCCTCCATAATATTTTTTATAGCTTTTGTTTTTTACACATTTTTTTTGTTTTTTACACATTTTTTTTGTTTTTTTGTTTTTTTTATGTTTTCTATATGGTTTCATATATAAATATTAATATTTTATTTTTAAAGAAAATTGAAATTAAAAATAAAATTTAATTTAAAAGTATCTTTAGTTAATATAACAATGAGCGACGACGAATATAATTCTGATAATTCTGATAATTCTGATGAAGAAGATATTGTACCAACTAAAAAACCTTTATTTAAACTTAAACAATCTATAGTTAAAAAAACTAATTTTGCTGTAGGTGATGATGAATTTGATGATGCTGAGCCTGATGAGGATGGAAGTTTTGTTGATGAAGAAAGTGATGATGAGGATGAAACAAGTATTGTAGGTGGTGCTGACTCAGATCTTGAAGAAGGTGAAATTCAAGAAGAAGAAGATGATGCTGATCCTGAAGATGATGTTGAAGAGGATGATGATAGTGACATAGAAATTAATGAAGATGGGGAACCTATTATAAAGGATATGCCAGGTAAATCAGCAAAAAATGCTAAAATAAAAAAAGTTCCGTTAATAATGAATGATGATGATTTCGATGATGATGAAGATGATGATTATGATGAACAATATTTACAAAAATTCGATAATGAAATTGTAAAAAATTATGTCAATGATTTTCATCCTGAATGTTTTAATCACAACTACGATGAAATTGCTAAATTATCTATTGTTACCAAAAACTCTGAGGGTATTATTATTGATCCTATGCATAGAACTATTCCATATTTAACTAAATATGAAAAAGCAAGAGTTTTAGGTCAAAGATCAAAACAAATAGAAACTGGTGCTAAGCCTCTTGTTAAAGTTCCTGAATTTGTCATTGATGCTTATATTATTGCTGAATTAGAATTAAAGGAAAAAAAAATTCCATTTATAATTAGAAGACCAATCCCTGGTGGAGGTTGTGAATATTGGAATTTAAAAGATCTTGAAATGATTGCATTTTAAAATTTACATAAAAATTGTATGAAAACTTAAAAAAAAGAACTATAAATTTAATTTTTTCAAATATAGTATAAAATTTTTATTTTTTTTTCGCGAAAGTTTTTTTGAAAAAATGAAAATGGACATTTATTTTTGTCCAATTTTGAAAAGTTAAAACATTTTACCCCAAAAAAATAATTGTCACTGCATAATTGAAAATTACCGTCACAATGAAAAACTATTTTTTTTTATTTTGTTACTGTAAAATTTTTATATTAAAAAAAATTAATTATTTAGAGATTTTTTTGTAAACATTTATATATTGACAAATGTTTACAGAAAAGTCGCAAAAATCGATTTTTAATTTTTGTTGTTCAAATTGTAACTATTATACGTCTAAAAAAACGGATTTTGAAAAACATAAATTAACACTGAAACACAAAAATGTTGACAAAATATTTACAAATGTTGACACAAATTCGCAAAAAATCTCTAAACAAAAATATATATGTGAATGTGGTAAAGAATATTCACATCGTCAATCGTTATATGTTCATAAAAAAAAATGTAATAATAATTCTGAAATTAGTAAAGATACTAATAATGAAAAATTAGTTGAATACTTAATGAAAGAAAATTCTGAGCTTAAACAAATGATAGTTGATGTTTGTAAAAATGTAAATGTTAGCAATTCATTTAATAATACTACAAATAATAATTCAAATAATAAAACTTTTAATCTTCAGTTTTTTTTAAATGAAACTTGTAAAGATGCTATGAATATTATGGATTTTGTAGACTCTATTAAATTACAGTTAAGCGATTTAAAAAATGTAGGACAGTTAGGTTTTGTAGAGGGCATTTCAAATATAATCACAAATAAACTTAAAGCATTAGATGTTACACAAAGACCGGTACATTGTACAGATAAAAAGAGAGAAGTATTATATGTGAAAGATGAGAATAAATGGGAAAAAGAAAATGAAGAGAAAATGAAACTTAGAAAGGCTATTAAAAAAGTAGCAACTAAAAATGTCTGTCTAATTCCAAAATTTAAAGAGGCACATCCTGATTGTAATAAATCTTCATCTTTTTATTCTGACCAATATAATAAGATCATTATAGAGGCCTGTGGTGGTTCGGGTGATAATGATTTAGAAAAAGAAGATAAAATTATTAAAAATATAGTAAATAATGTTATAATAGATAAAACAAATTTTTAACATACTATTATTTTAGTATTTGCTGTTAATACACAACCAACTATTTCAGTTTTTGTTACGTTTTTTATTTGAGTATAAATTATTTCTACATTTTTTAAGCTTTTAAGTTTATTTGTATTATTTTTACATAATAAAGCTCCCGCTTTAATAATATATTTTAAATCTTTTTTATTTATATCTTCAGGTAATTCACAAACTACATGACAGGATGATATATCTTTTGCGTGGAACCATATATCATCTGATTTCCCATTATTAATGACTTCAAAATTTTCTTCTTTATTTTTACCAATATGAAATACTATTTCTCTCTTCAATCCATTTATAAATATGTTTTCGGTTTTCATTTTACTAAGTTAAATTACTCAAACCTATTTTAAATAAAATCAAATCAATTTTTAAAATTAAAACATATTAAATATATCTCAAAAAGTATTTCAATGTCAGAATCAAATATGGTAGACAAAATTTCAGAAGCTTTCTCAAATACTATTAAAAAAACCAATATTTTTGAAAAATTTGTAGAAATAAAACAAATTTGTTCAGGTTTACTTATTTTTACTACAATAACCGGGGCAACATTGCTATTTTATAATGAATATTGTAGGTGTGGTATAGAATCTATTGAAAACAAAAGCTCTTGTATTGAATATGATATAGTTATTTTAAAGAAAAAAATGGAGAAA